ATCTACAGCGGATTAAAGAAATCCCGCCCAAGGAGGATAGGAGAGGTAGATCTGGATAGATTTAGTAAGGATAAATATACCAGAGAGCCAGAGGATCCTATGGAGGATTAAGCCTATGGAGCGGTGGGCTTATGAGTACTTTAGGAGACAAGCCATAGAGGATAGATGTAAGCAGGAGGCACAGTGGCTAATAGATAATCCTAAGGACAGTATCCGTAAAGTGGCTAGAGAATTTTGTATAAGTAAGAGCCAGCTACATAGAGATCTCCATGAGCTCAGAAATATAGATGATGATCTCTATGTACAGTGTAGAAATATTTTAAGGAGGCACAGAAGAAGTGGAGGAAAAGTTAGATAAGTTTTTAGCATATCTGGAGGAGAACGGAGTAGAGATCTCTGGAGAAACAGCTTTTAAGTGCGATGATGGGATTGTACTTTTTAGCCCTAATGAGGGAGGCGGAGTAGATATAGCCATTATCAGAAATGTAATTGAGTTAAATTACAATTTAGGTATCACGGATGCAGATGTAAACCTCTTTAATACGGAGGTAGGCATTATGCAGGAGTTAGGAGGATCTGAGGATGGAAAATAATAAACCAGTATTTTATATGTTAGTGGGGTTGCCAGCCAGCGGTAAAAGCTCTGAGAGTGATAGGCTGGGAGATGTAATTGTTAGATCCTCTGATTATCTCAGAGATAAGCTCTGTGGAGATATAAACGATATGAAAAATAATGGTGCTGTGTTTACCATCTTACAGAGTTTGGTTAGGGCGGATCTATATCATGGTAAGAATGTAGTGTACGATGCTACAAACTTAAAAGCAAGCTATAGGGTGGAGTTTTTGGATACTCTTAAATTATTAAATTGCAAAAAGGTTTGTGTGTTTGTAGATACTCCTTTTGAGGTGTGTGTTAAGCGTAACGATGAAAGAGAGCGTACAGTACCTAAGGAGGCTATGGATAGAATGAAAAGATTTTTAGAGCCTCCTACCTTTGCTGAGGGCTGGGATGAGATACGAGTAGTTAAAAATTGGAATGAAAAGGAGAATAGCGATGGCGGAGATAGATAACCTCATAGCAGAGGTAAATAAGAAGTATAAAACGGATATAATCCGTAAAGCATCGGATCTTAAGGGGATAGAGTTTATCCCCTACACCTCTCCTATGATGAATTATTTAACTAGAGGAGGAGTACCTGTAGGGAGGATCATAGAGCTGGTAGGATTGCCTCAGAGTGGAAAAACTACTACAGCTCTGGATATTATCTCTAATTTCCAGAAAAAGTACACAGATAAGTACTGTGTATATCTGGATGCAGAAAATACAATAGATAAGGAGTGGGGAGAAACTCTGGGGGTAGATTGGAGTAAGGTAATACTTATCCAGCCAGAGAGTGAGTACGGAGAGGAGCTTTTAGATATGCTCTTAGACTACATAAGATCTGGTAAGATCGGCTTAGCAGTATTAGATAGTGCTCCTTTTATCATCCCTAAGGCAGTACAGGAAAAAGGATTAGATGAGAAAAGCTATGGCGGTAACAGTGCTCTTATGAAAGCCTTTTGTGATAAGGCGGTACCGCTCTGTAAGAAAGTGGAGTGTACTTTTCTCCTCATCAATCAGTTAAGAGAAAATATAGGAAATCCGTATAAGCCTTTTAAGATCCCTTGCGGTACAGCTATCGCTCATGCGTGCTCACAGATCTTATGGTTTACAAAGGGATCCTTACTGGATGAGAAGTATAAAGAGGTAAGTAGCGGATATGCTAACCCTAGCGGTAATCTGGTAAGTGTGAAAGTGGAGAAAAATAAGGTTACTAAAAATGATCGTAGGCTCCAGACTTACACACTTAACTATAGTACAGGAGTGGATGAGATTAAGGATACCTTAGATCTGGCTATTATGCTGGGGATCATCTCACAGGCTGGGGCGTGGTTTAAGGCTATTCTTAAAGACGGTAAAGAGCAGAAAATGCAGGGCTTTAATGGAGTGCAGGAGTTTTATTATAACGATCTGGAGGAGCTGGAGTATCTTAGAAAACAGGTATATGAGGCAGGGATGGTATGAGAGAAGTAGAGGAAACCTTAGCACATAACCTTAGAGAGGTAAGAGAGAAAAAGGGCTACACTCTAAAAGATGTGGTAAAAGGTACAGGATATACAGAGGTAAGTATAAGTAGATGGGAAACAGGTACACGGATCCCTAAGGCTACAGTACTTTACAATCTGGCTAAATTCTATGGAGTATCTGTAGATAGATTTTTCTGGAAATAAGAGCAGGAGGAGGCAGTAAAAAGCCTCCTCTATTATTTTATACAGGGGTTATATAAAAAGTAATTGACATTATTATATAGGGGGTGTATATTATAAGTGAGGTAAGGAACTAGATACGAACTGAAAGAGAGGTAAACAATATGAGATATAAAAACAGTGATGATAACAGATACAGAGTACAGTTTATGAGATCTACAGAGGAGCTTATGGATCAGCTTACAGTTAAAGAGTTTATCTCTTATCTGGAAGAAAACGCAGAGTTTGAAGATTACACAGTAGAGTACATTGATAAGAAATGTGTTAAGTGTAGAGCCTATGATCTCACAGAGGAAAACAGCAAGCTCCATAAGGAGTTTTTAGTAACAGAGGATGGTAGAGTATTTTACTGGAGATCCTTAATCAGCAAGATTGAGCTGGTAGATGCTGAGGAAGAAAAACAGGAGGTAAGTAAGATGGTTATTAAGAGATTAAAAGGAGCTAAGTTTGGTACAGATAGAATAGCTAGAGTAGTTACAGGATATGCCCTCTATGAGGAGGGCAAGGGCTACATAGCTTTTAGCTCAGATAGAGATGAGTTTGGTATTTTAGCTCCATATATTCCCTGTGGAGGGAAAAGAGCTTTACAGAGTATTTTAGATGCTGGAGGCTTTTGTAGCTTTGATGGTATGGAGTATGTACAGGAGTTGGGAGCCTAAGGGCTCCCAGATCGGAGGGAAATATGTTTACAGTTTATCTTAAGAGTGCTGGAGGCACAAAGAAATACTTTACAGAGTTTGAAACAGAGGCGGAGGCTGAGAGCTTTTGTAGAGAGTATGGCTGGGAGTGGGTAGATGAGAATGAGTTTGTATGGGATATGGATTATGAGGAGGCGTAAAGATGGCTAAGATCGTTTATCTGAGAACCGATAAAAACGGTACTAAGTATTATGCTAATTACACTTGCCCTAGATGTGGAGGAGCTGGAGGATCTGATAAATGGGCTTTTACAGGCTGGACTTGTTATGAGTGCGGAGGAACTGGAGAAAGACCTACTCCAGTTATTGAAAAAGAATATACTCCAGAGTATAGAGCTAAGCTGGATGAGAGAGCTAGAAAGAGAGCAGAGGCTAAGAGGGCTAAGCAGGTAGAGGAGTTTAATAACAATCGTTTAGCAATAGCTGAGAAATACGGATTTAATCCAGAGGGTAAGATCTATGTAGTAACAGGTAACACCTATGAGATCCGTGAGGAGCTTAGGGAGGCAGGAGCAAAGTATAGAGGAGGGATTAACTGGTATTTCTTAGAGAAACAGGATAGATACCCTACAATAGAGCTTAGTTATGAGGAGTGCCTTAATATCTATCCAGAGTACGGTACAATGAGCTGGAAAGACCTTACAGAGGTACAGGCAGTACTTAACAGTAAGATCCCTACAGAGGAGGATCCTAGCCAGTATGTGGGGCAGGTAGGAGAGAGGTTAGATCTGGTAGTAACTTTTAAGAAAAGATCTACTTATGAGATCCCTAGCTATGCAGGATGGGGTACAGATACGGTAGGGATCAATGTATTTAGAGATGATGCTGGTAACTGTTTTATCTGGAAAAGCACCTCAGCATTTTTCAACATAGCGGAGGGATCACAGGTAAGATTGAGAGGAACTGTAAAGGAGCATAGCGACTATAAAGGCACTAAGCAGACTATATTACAGAGATGTAAAGTGGATGCGGTAAAATTATAAAGACAAGGGAGGAGTTAATTAACTCCTCCATAAGGAGGGCTAAGAGATGAGTATACACGGAGTAAATGCTAGACAGCTCCAGATAATAAGTATCCTTAAGGAGGCTAAGTGTACAAATACAGCGGAGCTACAAGAGGAGTTAGGAGTATCTAGGAGAACACTTAGAACGGATATAGCGTATCTAAAGAGAGTGTATCCAGATAAGTTAATAACCCACAGAGGCAGGTATACAGGCGGTTTAGAGTGGGTAGAGTAGGAGGAGCATATGGATCTAATAGAAAGAGTAGAAAGCTATAAAGTGTTATTTAAGGAGTGTAAAGCTCTGGAGCCTGTAAGTATGGCTCTAGCAAAGGGTTATAAATCTGCTACACCTCTCCAGAGATTAGAGATAATCAGAGAGTTAGATACAGAGCTGGCGGAGGTATATAGCGTAGAGATCCCTGTTATTACAGCGTGGGTAAGGGATGATAACTATGTACACTCTACAAAGGAGATTTTCTTAGGGGAGCCCTCCTTAGAGGGTTTTCTCCATCAATTTAGGCACCACTTACAAAATAAGGCAAGGGAGCCACAGTATAAGTATTTACTGGTAGAGGATGATCCTAAGGCGGATTATAGGATCCCTTATAAGGATTGTATGTATAGGATGTATGGGGAGGATGATGCCAGAGCGTGGGCTAGGATGGTTATTGAGTTAGCCTCATAAATGAGTTATAATATAACCACTATATAAAAAGGTAGGTGGTTACATGATAAAGAGATTGAGCGTAATAATAGCTTTAGGTATTGCACTATCCTTATCAGCCTGTGGAAATACAGCTAAGGTAAATGAGCCCATAGAGGCGGAGAAAGTAACGGAGGCTATAGAAAGTACTCCAGAGGTAACAGAGGAGCCAGAAACAGCTACAGAGGAGGCGGAGGAGCTATCTGTAATCTATGCAGACGATGAGGAGATCAATTTATATCTGAATAGGTATAATGAGGCTAATGTGGGGCAGGAGATAACAGCGGATCAGTTTGAGCCATATAAGCATCATGGTAGTGTACATAAAAATCAAATAAAATTCAAAACAGAGGAAACTACTATATCAGCTACAGGAACTAAGGTAACAGTATATTTAGAATATAAGGATCTGGAGCAGTATAAGGAGGCGTTTCTGAGATTTGTAAAGCCTTTTAGTGATACCGATATAGAGAAATGCTGGGAGCAGGTTTTAGCAGATGATACAAGGGTTATAGAGTTTGATGGATTTAGTACAGAAACCAGTAAATTTAATGGAAATATAGAGTATATGAGTATCTATGGATTTATAGAGTAGGAGGCGGATTATATGAAAATCGGAGTAAGAAAACCTAGCCTTAAAAAGGCTATCAAAGCAAGTACTACAGGTAAGGCTAAAAGAGCGGTAAAGAAAGCAGTTAATCCTCTGTATGGTAAAAAGGGTGTAGGGCTGGCAAAGAACCCTAAGAGAGCTGTAAAAAATGCTGTGTATAAGAAAACCACAGTAGGGGTAAAAGATTTACTCAAATAGGAGAAATTAAGAGGATCTTAGGATCCTCTTTTTTTTTGTCTAAAAATACTTACCGATTGTGATTAAGTTAAGTATCACAACAAAGGAGGTAAACAGAGTGGCACAGAAAGTAACCAGTACAGATATAAAGCTGGCTCTTAAAGAGTTTCATAATGGAAAGCCCAGTTATTTTATAACAGAGTGTAAAACCTGTAGTACTTATTTTCCAGATCCACAGGGGCTACTTAAGTTTGATGGGCTGGCTATCACAAAGAGCTATACAAAGCCTAATATTATCGGCTATGAGATCAAAGTGAGTAGAAATGATTTTCTACAGGATAATAAGTGGCATTTATACCTACAGTACTGTAATGAGTTTTATTTTGTAGTACCTAAGGGGCTGGTAAAGAAAGAGGAGCTCCCAGATCATGTAGGGCTTATCTATTTTAATCCAGATACTAAGGGTTTGAGAACTGTTAAAAAGGCATTGTACAGGCAGATAGAGGAGCCTGTAGGAGTGTATAAGTACATTATCTTTAGTCGGCTTGAGGAGGATAGGATCCCTTTTTACAATGACAGGGCGGAGTACTGTAAGGATTATCTGGAGGATAAGGTAGTAAAGAGTGCCATAGGGCAGAGATTAGGCACAAAGTTAGCAAAGGATTTAGAGGAGGCAGAAAAGAAGTTAAAAAGCCTCCAGAGTGTAGAGAAAGAGCTACAGGCGTGGAAAAGTGTTAAGAAAGTCTTAGATAAGGCTGGTATTTTACCGTGGAGATGGTGGGATAACGATAGCTGGGTAACAGATCTGGAGCAGAGGCTTAATGGAAAGATGGATCCTATGGATCTGGAGTTAGCCATTAAGGATACCAGTAGATTACTAACCAGATTACAGGATATGCAGGTACAGGAGGAGCAGGATGATAAAAGCTAGATACATAGGGGTAGATAATGAACTCTTACAAAGCGGTAAAGTATATAAGATCAAAACAATTTCTGTAATGTGGAATGGTAAGCCCAGATTAAGAGTAGCTTTTGGAGAGCGTTTTAGATACTGGGTGCATTACGGTAGCCTTGAGGAGTTTCTTAAGCGGTGGAAAGTAGAGGCGGTATATCATGGGCAGAGCTGAGAGGCGTAGACTTGAAAAGCAAAAAGGTAAACAGGTAAAAACCTATAATCTAACCAGATCACAGCTCCACAATGCAGTAAGGCAGGTAACAGAGGAGGATCTTAAGAGGATTAAACAAGAGGCTATGGAGGATGCCATAAATACAGCTATGACATTACTCTTAGTACTTCCTATGGAGGTACTCATGGATCACTACTGGAAAAAGACCTATGCAAAGAAAATACCAGAGTTTACAGAGTTGGTATTACAGTACTATGAACGCTGGCAAAATGGAGAGCTAGATATGGATGAGATGAAAAAGGATCTCTGGGAGTATGGCGGAGTGAGATTAGAAGAAAGAGAGGCGGAGTAATGTTTGGATATGTATTACTTGTGATTTTAGTAACAGCAGGAGTAACTCTAGCAGAGAGTTTTTTAATAGCTTTTGTAGCTGGATTGTTAGGGATTGGAGTTTCTTTTAAGGTTATTTTCTTTGTGATGTTTGTTATCAATTTCTTTATAAGGGGAGGCAGTAGTAAGTAAATGAAAAAGAAAATTAAGGATTGTACATTTAAGGAGTTTACAGGGTGGGCTAACGCTAGAGCCTGTGATGGTAGATGGAGTATGTTAGATGCTATGAATAGTATAAGTGTAATTAGTATGGTATATGAGGTAAAGCCTCTTTTCTTTAGAGGTAGGGTTAGAGAGGCTTTATGGAGAAAACTTAGGGATCAGTATTTAAACATGGAGGCAGAGATAGAGATTGAAAGATAGTACAAGAGCTAAGAGCTCAATACAGGAAAAGCGTATAGCTAAGGCTATAGGAGGTAGGCAGGTAGTAGGATCTGGATCTACTCCATTCCTAAAAGGGGATGTAATAGCAGGAGCTCTCTTTATAGAGGCAAAAACAAAGATGAACCCTAGCCAGAGTATCACAGTAAAAAAGAGCTGGATAGATAAGGCTAAGGAGCAGAGCTTAGCTATGAGAAAAGAGGATTATGCCATAGCGGTATCCTTTGGAGATCCTAAGGAGTATTACCTCATTGAGGATAATTTAATGGAGGATCTGTATAAGAGCAGGGAGGCACTCAGAGCGGTTATAGATGCTATTGGAGGAGTAGATCACGATCCATTAGGGTTAGAGAGTGCAGAGATTTACAGAATAAGAGAGCTGATAAAGGAGGCATATTAGATATGTGTAAAATTAGTGAAATGAACTTAGAAACAGCTAAGTACTATGGATATGAGGCACAGAGTAACCAGTTAGTAGAGGAGTGTGCAGAGCTTATACAGGCGGTAAACAAGTACCGCAGAGTAGAAACAGGCTTAGGACAGCCTGTAGCAGAGGATAAAAAAGCTATTGCCAGAGATAACTTAGTAGAGGAGATCGCAGATGTAGAGTTAATGCTGGAGCAGGTAAAGTATCTCCTCCAGATCCCAGAGGATGAGCTCTTAGCGGTTAAGACCTTTAAGGTAAACCGTACCAGAGAAAGAATGGAAAGTAGTAAATAAAAATATTTTTCAAAAAACTATCTAAATTTTCCTCATATTGAGGATTAAGTTATTTATCAATAAAAATAACACACATAGAAAAGGAGAAAAATCTATGAGAGCATTTAAAGGATTTAACAAAGATCTTACCTGTAGAGGTTATCAGTATGAGGAGGGTAAGGAATTTCACACAGAAAGAGCGGAGTGCTGTGATACAGGTTTTCACGCTTGCGAGTATCCGTTAGATTGTTTTGGATATTATGATCCAGCACATAGCGTATTCCATGAGGTAGAGTTATCTGGAGAGATGGATAAGAGCGGAGATAATACTAAGGTATGTGCTACGAATATTAAGATCGGAGCTAGATTATCTATTGCAGGACTTGTAAAGATGGCTATTGATTTTACTATGAGTAAGGTAAACAAAGAGGCAGGATCAGACGAGCGACACGGTTTTGCATCTGCTACAGGGTATAAAGGAGCCTCATCTGCTACAGGGTATAAAGGAGCCTCATCTGCTACAGGGGATTATGGAGCCTCATCTG